GACCGAGTTCAGCCTGACCGGGCCGGTGTTCGGTGACACGCTGGGCTGGCTGGCCGGCAACATTCTCGGCGACATCACCAGCACCGGCACCGCCACGACCCCCACCGGCACCCTGTCCGCCTCCTCGATCATCGGTGCCACCTCGGTGTCGTCCTCGGTGTCGATCCCCAACGGCACCCTGATTCAGATCGACGTGGGTAACCTCGCCGAGATCGTCACCACCTCCGGGGTGCCGACTGGCGCCGGCCCGTTCACTATCCCGGTGCCAGCCTTGACCAAGGCGCACTCCTCCGGTGTCGCGATCACCGCGATCACCACACCGAACACGCACGCCATCTCGACGCTGAACAGCGGCCAAGGTCAGCCCACCTCGCACACCTTCACCCACTACCAGGGCACCCCGGCCGGCACCGGCACCCGCCAGTACCCGGGCGCCTGCCTGTCAGAGCTGGGCTTGAAATGGAACGCCGAAACCCAGCTGTTCACCTTCGACGCCAAGGGTTCCAGCTGGCCGTCGGTGATCGCCGGCGCCACCCCCACACCGGCGCCGTCGACGGTGACTCCGATCGCGTCCTGGCGCGCGATCCTGGGCATCGGCGGGCCCGCCTCGGGCGGCACGCTGGTGAAGACCATCACCGACGGCGAGATCACCATCAAGCGCAAACTCGAAGTGGTGTTCACCGCACAGAACCTGCAGGTGCCCTACATCATCCAGCGGGGCGCGGTGTCGGTGGAAGGCAAGCTGAACTTCATCGCCGCCGACGAATCGGCGTTCACCACGATGCTGAACAACACTCAGCCGCAGCTGCAGCTCATCGTCGATAACGGTGTGGCCGGCGCCGGCCAGATCCGGATCACTATCGATTGCCAGAACGCTGCCTACCTGACCAGCAAGTACGACGCCGGCAAGGAAGCCGTCGCCTACCAGGTTGCGTTCAAGGCGATCGCCAACACCACCAACGCCGGCGCGTCCGGCGGCTACAGCCCCACCAAGGTGACGCTGATCAACGCGGTCGCCGCGGGCACCTACCTGTAAGACACCACGAAAGGACGCCTCCACATGCGACACACTCTCCCGTCCGGCGGCTGGGTCGAGTTCCGCGAACTGGACACGTTGCGCGGCAAGGATTCCAAGGCGGTCACCCGCCAAATTGATCCCGAAAATCCCATGGAGTCGGCGCTCAGCGTCACCGACGAGTTGATTGTGCTGATGGTGACCGCGTGGGAGTTCCCCTACCCGGCACCGGACGGCAATTCGGTGTGGCCGCTCCCGTCGACCACGCCGATGCACATGCGCACCCTGACCGACGAGATGACCGCCGCTGACTACACCCGGCTGCAGCAACTCGTTGACCCGGTGCGCAAGCTGTTGATGCCCAAGGCGCCGTCACCCGATGACTACGACCAGCCGGGTAGCCCTACCGTGCCCGCGAGCGCATAAAGGCCAAGCTGCGCGGGCTTGAGGTCAGGCCACCACGCACTGACGAAGAACATCGTTGGGAAAAGGCCTCGCAGGACTGGTGGTGGCTTGAGCGCTACCATCTTCCTCCGTCCCAAGTGGACGAACTGCCGTTGGATACCTTCCACCTGGTGCCGCTGATCCAGGCTGTTGCCGACGAGATTCGCGACCAGGCGCAACGCGACGCCGCCCGCCGCTGACCCAAGCATGTCAGGGGTGAGGAGGCAGACCCCGTGCCTCCTCAGATCCGTGGTCGTCAGCGTTTCTCCGCTCAGACCGCCGAACTGATCACCAAGCGGCGGGCCGGGGCACGGACCATCGTGGCGACCGGGTCGGCGTTGGTTGAGACCGAGATCAAACGGCAACTCACCACGTCCAGCCACCGACGCCGCACCCCGACACCGTCGCAGCCGGGCCAGCCGCCGTCGCTGGTCACCGGCACGTTGCGCCGATCGGTGCGGGTCACTGGGCCGACCGCGATCCCCGCCGGGTATCGGGCGGCCATCGGCCCGACCCAGATCTACAGCCGTATCCAGGAATTGGGCGGGGTCGCGGGCCGCGGCGCCATCCTTCCGGCCCGTCCTTACGTGGTGCCGGCCGTGTCGACCGTGCGACCCCGGCTGGTCGCCCTTGCCGCAGCGGTGTGGGGGTGAGCGATGTCTGACTACCTGGACCCGATCGTCGTCGAGCTCGCCGCCGACATCTCCGCCTACACCGCCAGCCTGGATGTCGCTGACCAGCGAATGGGCAGCTATGCCGATATCGCGGTCGCGGCGGCCACGCGGGCGTCCGAAGTCGTGACCAGCTCGGCCGCCACGGTCGCGGAAGCGGCTGCGGCGCAGGCCGACCAGGTCACCGTGTCCTCGTCGCAGGTGAGCGCGGCGATGCGTGAGGTGGCCCGTTCCGCCGAGGTCACCCAGGTCACGTGGGCGCAGAACCTAGGTCTGATGGACGCCGAGATGACCGCCATGGTGCGCAGCCTGGAGGCGCAGGCGGCCAAGGCCGAGGCTGCGACCGCCGGGGTTGGCACGGCGATGGCTGAGGCTGCCGCCGAGGCCAAGGGCGGGTTCGCGTCGGGCCTGGCCGGCTCCAAGGGCGCGCTGCTCGGGGTGGGTGCTGCGGCGATCGGCGTCACCTACGAAACCGCGAAGATGGCCAGCAGCTTCGACGCGTCGATGCAGCTGATCGCCACCCAGGCACACGCCGGTCAGGCCGAGGTGAAGGCCATGTCCAACACCGTGCTCGACCTGGCCGGCGCGGTCGGCATCGGCCCGGAGAAGCTGGCTGAGGGTCTCTACCACGTCGAGTCAACCGGTCTGCGCGGTGCGGCGGCCATGGCCGTGCTGGAAGCCAGCGCGCACGAGGCCGCGATCGGGCTGGCCGATTTCGACAGCGTCACCTATGCGATGTCCGGTGTGATGTCGGTGGCACTCAAGGATGTCAAGGACGCCGCCGACGGGGTTGCTTACCTGAACACGATCGTCGGCACCGGCGACATGCGCATGCAGGACCTCGCGTCGGCGATCGGCACCGGCGTATTGCCGACCTTCAAGTCCGCGGGGCTCGGGATGCGCGACTTCGGGTCGGCGCTCGCGGTGATGACCGACAACAGCATGCCCGCCGAGCAGGCCGCCAATCACCTCAAGACCGCTGTGCAGCTGCTGCAGAACCAGTCCGGGCCGGCTCGCAAGGCGCTTGAGTCGATCGGTATCGGCGCCAACCAGCTCGCCAACGACCTGCAAAAGCCCAACGGGTTCCTGGTCGCGATCCAGGACATCAAGACCCACCTGGAGTCCAGCGGCAAGTCCGCAGCCGAGCAGGGCCAGATCATCAGCAAGGCGTTCGGCGGTGCCCGGTCGGCGGCGACGATCGAGGAGATGGTCGGCCAGATCGACAAGCTCAAGGGCAAGTACAGCGAAATGGGCACGGTGGGGGAGCGTGCCAAGCAGCAGCAGGACGACTGGGCCAAAACCCAGGAGACATCCACCCAGAAATGGAAAGAGTTCACCGCCGCGATCCAGGCCCTGGCAATCCGTATCGGCAACGATCTACTACCGCCGTTGACCGCGGCACTGGGCTGGATTCTCAAGGGCGTGCAGTGGCTCGAACAGCACAAGCTCGCCGCGGAAATCCTCGCCGGGGTGATCGGCACCGTCCTGGTCGGGGCGTTCGTCGCGCTCACCGTCGCGATGTTGTCCAACCCTGCGGTGCTGATCACCATGGGTATCATCGCGTTGATCGCCGCGATCGTGCTGCTGGTCACCCACTGGCAGCAGGTCGAGAAGTTTCTGCGCGGCGTGTGGGATGGGTTCGTCTCCTGGGCTAAGGACATCTGGGACCACATCGCCGGATTCTTCACCGGCTTGTGGGACGACGTCGTCGGATTCTTCTCGTCACTGCCGGGAAAGATCGGTGATGCTCTATCTGGGCTGGGTTCTTTGTTGGCCGGGATAGCGTCTAAAGCGTGGCAGGCGTTTCTATCGGCCATGAAGACCGCCGGGCATGCGGTGCTGGAGTTCGTGAAAAACCTACCGCACGAAATCGGATTCGCCATCGGGTTTCTGGTCGGGATGCTGTTCAGGCTTGGCTGGGACGCGATCAACGGACTGCGTCGCGGGATCGTCAACGCTGCCGTCGCAGTATGGGATTTCTTCCGTGACCTACCTGGCCGAGTGAACGGGTTCGTCAACAAGGCCGGCGAGTGGCTGGTTGATAAGGGCAAAGACCTACTCGTCGGCCTGGGTCACGGCATTGAGGATGGGTTCAAGGCGGTTGTCCAGTGGTTCAAGGATCTGCCGGGCAAGATTTGGAACTTCTTCAAAGATGCTGACCAGTGGGAGAAAGAAAAGGGTCATGAAATCCTCGTTGGCCTCTGGAATGGCATCAAGGATGCTTGGAAAGATGTAGTGCAGTGGTTTAAGGACCTGCCTGGGCATATTCTAGATTTCTTCAAAGATGCGGGTACCTGGCTTCTCCACGTCGGCGAGGATGTCATCAAGGGCCTGTGGCAAGGCATCAAGAACATATGGAACGACCTGATCGGTTGGATCAGTGATATTGGTGGCGGAATAGTCGATGGGTTCAAGTCAGCATTGGGTATTTCGTCGCCGTCCAAGTACACCTACGAGCACGGCCGATACCTGATGATGGGTCTCGCCAACGGCATCACCGACCACGCGCACCTTGCGGTTACCGCCGCTCAGCGGATGGCGGCGGGGTTGCTCGATGTCACGCAGGGCGGGGTCGGCGGGTTCAACAAGCCGCTCGCGCTGTCCTCCAGCGCGATGACTGCCGCCAGTGGCCAGTACGGGCGGGGCGACACCTACATCACCGTGCAGGGCAGTGTGCTGGCCGAGCGGGACTTGATGCGGGTCGTACAGCGCAACACGCTGCGCTACAACCTGCGCAACACCGGCAACGGTCTTGCCCTGGGGACGGTGTGAGATGGCCCGCAAGTGGCCGCTCATGTCACTGGTCGCCGACTTCACCCAGGGCCCGCCGAACCGCCCCGGTTCCTCGCTGATCCCTCAGGCGGTGTCGCTGCTCACCGCCGGGGCACTGCGCGAGTGGGGCTGTAGTCGCGGCCGCCAGTACGAACTTGGTCAGGTCGAGGCCGGCTCGCTCGATCTCGACCTGACCGACTCGCTGGAATACCTCAACCCAGCCAACACCGGTAGCCCGTGGAACACCGGGTTGAACGCGCTCAAGGCATACCGGTGTATCCGGTTGGGTGCGTGGTGGCGGCCCAGCACCCAGGACGTGTCCGGGAACCTGCTCAACGCCACCGTCAAGAATCCGGTCGGGTTCGCCAACGACCCGTCGTTCGAGACGAACACCGGGGCCTGGATCCCCAGCTCTGGGACGGGCCTGACCACCACGACAACCCACGCGTTCGACGGCACACATTCGCTGGCCATCAACGTCGGCAGCACCGCCAACAACGCGTATATGCCGTTCCTGGTGGCCACCGGGATCCAGCACACGCTCAGCCTGTATGTGTGGGCGAATGCGGGCTGCACCGCCTCGGTGAAGCTGTTCAACCTGCCCGACTTCACCGTGCTCAGCACGGTGTCCACCTCGACCACCGGGGCGTGGCAGCGGCTGTCGATCACGTTCACCTCGACCGTGCCGTACCTGCAGCTGCAGGTGAACCAGTCCGCGGGCTCGTTCATCAACACCGTGTACGTCGATGCCGTGCAGCTCGAGCTCGGCGCCGCCGCGACCGCGTTCACCACAGCCGGCCCGACGTTCTATCCGATCTACACCGGCTACATCGAGCGCTATCCGCAGCACTGGGACTCGGCAGGGTTCCGTGGTATCAAGCCCTTGCAGGCGGTGGACGCCCTGTCGGTGTTGTCTCGCACGGTGATCAGCCAGTCCTACCTGTCCACCATCCTCGCCGACGGGCCGTCGCTGTACATCCCCTACCAGGACCAATCCGCGCCACAGCAGGTTGTTCGACTCGATGGTGGGCAGGCGGCGGTTGGCTACACCAGCTTGGGCACGTCCGGTTCAGTGAACTTCTCCGGTGACTCGTTCCTCGACGGGTCGCCCGCGGTGAGTGTCGTGCAGCAGAACACTCAGCCGTCGACGTCGGGCAACCCTGCCTACATCACCTACCTGGCGACGGTGCCGAACTCGTCGCTGTCGATGAATCCGCAGGCGTTCACGATCGAGGTGTGGGCCAAGTTCTCCAGCGGCACCGTCTATTTCGGTGCGGGTGCCGTGCAGTTCGGGGAGAACATCAACACCGAGGCGGCTGGCCCG